AAACGGCTAGGACGGTCTCCGATCTGGCAATTAACAGAACAAAGAAGAGTGCATACACAGCCAAAGAGCAGCAAGTTTTTAATGCCTTAAGAAAAAGACTTACAAGGCTTGGACTTAGAGATGTAGCTCTAACGGCACAAAAAAGCTTATCGAGAACGCAAAATATTAATGGCGTAGATATGAATATAAGCCCAGAGGGTGAGTTTGATCCTAGGGATGGGAAAAGAATTATATCTTTGGCTATGGAAGTGGTTGATCCTAACGCAACAGCGCAGGAACAGTTTGATGCTCTAAAAGGAGTTATGAACCACGAGGTTATTCACGCTTTAAAAAATCTTGGTTTATTTACTGATCAAGAATATGCGTCACTAGTTAAAACAGCTAGGGCTAAAAAGTATGTTGCTATAAAAGATGGCGTTCCAACAGAGAGAAAATATACATACTTTGATAGAGCCAGATCTATGTACGAGGGCATAGGTTCATCTGAAGCGACTATAGAAGAAGAAGCAGTAGCAGAGTTATTTAGAGACTATGCGGATAACAAGATTAAACTATCTGGCAAGCCTCGAACACTTATGCAGCGCATCAAAGACTTCTTTGTTGGTCTTGTTAAAGGCCACAATGACGTAGGCATATCTAGTGTAGAAGATATATTTGAAAACATTAAAAGCGGTAACTTAGGTGCTAGAGGTATTATCTCTTCTGAGAAAAGACCGTTCCCAATGATTACTGAAAGAGATGTTCCACAAAGAGATTACAACAAAGATCTTACTGAAGTGGAAAAAGAATCTCTTGCATATTCACTTAAGGACTTCACTCCCAAGCTTCCGTTTGCTCCAGATGGGGCAAAGGCGCACAAGCTACCACATCAATTATTGATACAGGGATTAGGTAGACCAGAAACCATAAAAGTTACTCAAAAGTATACTAGAGGTAATGCCGAAAGAAATAATAGTTCAATTGAACAAATTTTAGAGCAACATCCAAACGCTACAGATTCTGTAGAAAACTGGATGGACGCAATGCACGATGCTTTCGGTGGTGAATATATTCCTGCTCCACCCCTTGTTGCTATACAGTATAGCTCTTCTCCTGAAGCTATGGCTGAGAAGCTTAAAGCTCTTACGCCAGAGTTAAGAAAGGGTGTGGATGAGGGCTTTAAGCATGTAAAGGATTTACAAGGCATATATACTAGTACTCAGGGTGGAGCCACACCTCGAATGACCCTAGATATGTTTATCTGGGGAATACTCTCAAGAGGTGCGGGGCCAGTTCAGCAAGAGTCAGCATTTATAGATATAATTGATAAAGCTCATCCACTGTTAGAAAAAGCTGCTCGTGAACCTCTGACAGAAGACGACCTTGATCGATGGATGCTTGAAGTTTCCACGGCAATTCCTGAAGGGTCACCCGGAAAACAAGTTACTATGAACGTAAATGCTGCCGCAAAATTAGTATCTGCAATGTCTCAATTAGTTCCCAACACGAACAGAACAACCTTAGACCTTGTTCATGAACAGATGACAGATCCAAATGTATCAGCCTATGAAGTAAGAGAGACATTTCTTGCAAATACAGAGGGAGCAGGAATAGATAACAAAGTGCTATCTTTTATCCTTCTTGTTGCAGGTAAAGATGATGTTCTCGTTATGGACAGAATACAAGGTAGACACCTATGGGATGATGGCAGATACGGTGGAGCTAATATTTATGATGGCATTGGGCCAAACGGTGAAGGTCTTAACGGAATATTTAGAGGCCCAAAAGGTATTCTTGTTACTCGTATGCTTGAAAATGGTATGCGTAAGAATATTAATAAGGCCTATGAATTAGTTGGAAGACCAAATGATGCCTCCCTAGGCAGGTTCCACTGGGAGACTTGGGTGATCGAAGGAGAGCAGGTTGTTAATCACGGCTCTTTGAAAGCGATCATAGACAGAACGACTGTAGGTACTAGAGTAACCGAAGGTAAAACAGATACCTTTTCTTCAGGCATGACCTATATGAAGGGAACTAATGCGTCAGTTGTAGAGTATCCTTTATCTGATGGTAATGTCTCCTATATGACACCTCAGACATTTAAAGATTTTACTGGTGTTATGTCTAAAGACGCTAGTAGAAAAAATTCTAAAACAGGTATATTTAAACAAGGTAATTTTAAAGTAACATCAAGAGCCGACATCCCTTGGTATGAAAGGGTTGATGATGTAGACAGAGGCTCTATAGATAAATTAGCAAGGGAGTATGAAGATGCAAAACCCAATGGCTCAGTTCTTAGAAGCGATGAGAGGACTGGAAAAAGCAAGGACGCCTCTAGAAGAGGGAACTCAGACCTCGACAGAAGATACAGTCTCGGCTTCCTCACAACAACAGACACAGAAAGACTCCTCAAAGAAAGACAATTAAAGGTTCGAAGGGACGAGAAGATTGGGGGCTTAAAAGGGTTTATACAAAATAATCCTGATGGCTTTACAATAAGCCCAGAAACAATGGAGCCAGTGTCTGGTGGATTTGTTGTTGCCCCATTAAAAGAGGCAGAGATTATAGTTGGTCAAGAATTACCTGAGCAGGTTTTGATTGATTATATTGAGGATAACAAGGCTATAGCAGAGGCCACTGCAAGAGATGTTTATCTTGGTGGTTGGTTCGATACTGAATCAAATCAATATTTCTTGGACAATACCCTTATAGTAGACAGCAAGGAAGAAGCATTGTATATTGCTGAAGCGTCAGAGCAGTTAGCAATATTTGATTTAAATACATTCGAAGAGGTCAGAACAAATGATGGAATCTCAGAACTCAAAGAAAGTGGTGCTTACCAAAGTGACACCGCAATCGGATACAAAAGAAACGCTGAAGAAATTGGTAGACGCTTTGCAGAAGCAAGGGATCAACGTAATACCCTCGAAAGAGAACAGCGTGTTAAAGGAGAAGTAGAAAGTTCAATTGAACCTTCCGCTTTCACTGAACAACAAGCACAAATAATTGAAGACCTTACATCAGAAGATCAAGCTGTTGAATCTACATCTTTTTCTTTAGGTAATATACCACCCACAACAATTATGAAGAGACCTGATCTCGATCCTGATGATATAAGAGCTAATGCTCATGGGTTTATAGGTCAAAAACCAGTGTTTCTTCGAGCAGGAGAAAATACAGAAGTATCTGGTATAGGGGTTGGCACTGGTCTTAGGCACATCTTAGATAGAAGACATGAAGGAGAGCTTAAGAGATACTCCAACTATAGTAAGTATCCAAGACCAGTTCAGAAAGCAATTATAGACATCCTTGAGAAATTTAAACGTCAGGGATTTAAAAGCGATCCAGAGGGAGTTGAGCTTTCTACTGAGATAGATAATGGAAGACCCACTGCTGTATTACAATGGACACAAAACACACCAGAGGTATCTCCACCTTTAACATTGGTTCTAGTTAAAGACAGACAAGCTCCTAATGGTGCTTTTGAGGTGAAAACCTTCTATGCAAACATACAGCCAGAAGACAGAGCTATTAGAAATGGTAAAGTTCAGTACAGCTTAAACCCTGCTAGTTTGCCAAATCAAATACAAGAAAAACAGTATTATCAAAACTATGCTAGATCAGCAGATTTTATTGCGAAAGCGTTTAGAATTGCACTACCTGCAGATAGGGCGCAAAAAGCCGCTGATGAGGTACTTAGAAGGTTTCAGGATAGCTTCTTGCCTGTAGGCAGAATGATACAAGAGCTAAAAGAAAAAGGCCTTACTATTGTTGATGCTATGGATACTTACCTGAAAGAGGAATTGTATCACCGCAAAACTACAAATGAATTACTCAAGAGAGAGAAAGGCATTTATAAGAATGCCACTGACGCACTAAACCAGTTAAATGTAACAGATGCAGAAATTAATAATTTACAAAGAATTTCTGATAGCGCTGCTAATGGTAAAGGTTTTGTCTCACAAGCTATAGAAAGCTCAAAAAACAAAGTTCTCGCTCTGGGGGATATTTATTTATATGCAAGTCACGCAAAAGAAAGAAACGCATACATTCGAGCTAACAAAGACTCTAATAATCCTGAAGGGTCTGCAATGTCTGATCGTGAGGCAGATGCAATATTAGATTGGTTCAATAGTCTTAGCTCAGAGAATAAAGTAGCGGTATCTAATTTTGGCACGGCTGTAAAAGGTATAATCGAAGATACAAACAAAGTTAGAATTGATTCAGGTTTAATTCCAAAAGAGTTTATAGAGTTTACAAATTACCAGAATTATGTCCCACTTCGAGGTGTTTTTGATCCAGAGAATGAACAAGACATAGGACTTAGTGTTTCTATGGGTGGATCTTTTGGGGGAAGAGGTAGGCAAGACCCAACAGCTCTTGGTCGATATAAATACGCCACAGACATTTTTGCTACAACGATAGCTCAAAACCAGAACTCAGTTGTTAAGTCAGAGAAAAATTTAGTTGGTCAATCTTTCCTAAAACTTCTGCGGGCAGATACTGAAAAAACTGGTGTTTATGCTAAAATATTAGATCGTATTCCAACTCAAAGAAGAACCGTCATGTCTGACGGTAGACCAGTAACAAAAGAAACTCCTGACTTTAATGCCGCTCAAGATCCTATGATCATGACAGTTAAAGAAAACGGTGCTGATGTATACATTAGGTTTGAAGACGAAAAGATAGCTAAAGCCATGAAGGGCAGCAGTGGCCTTGGCTCCTCTAGTATGAATGTAATTAACAGAGGTATGCTCAAGGTAAACAGATACCTTTCAAACATTAACACATCATACAACCCAGAGTTTGTTGTTAGCAACTTTTTACGAGACCTTCAGACAGCAGGTATCAACGTAAATCAGTACGAAGAAAAAGGAATGACAAAGGCCATACTTAAAGGTGTCGGCCCTGCTCTAAAGGGTATTCAAAAAGCCATTAGAAACAACGATTTTAATTCAGAATGGTCGAAGATATATAATGATTTTGTAGAAGCAGGTGGTAAGAACGCCACCAACCAAATGGATACTATTGCTGATCAAATGAATAATCTAAGAGGTATCTTAGGAGATATTGGTGATGCAGGTCAGAAGGGTAAATTTGGAGTTGTTAAGAATAAGTTCTTAGGAAAAGGTAAATCTCTTTTACAGTTCATGGAGGATTACAACACTATCGTTGAGAATGGTGTTCGTGTTGCAACCTATAAAGCTCTTTTAGATAGGGGATATACCAGAGAGCGAGCAGCTCAAGCCGCAGGAAGTGTCACTGTTAACTTTTCTAAAGGTGGTGAATATCGATCACTAATGAATGCTTGGTACTTATTTTACAACGCATCTTTGCAAGGTTCATTTGCACTTTTAAATGCTGCTACTCGATCTAAGAAGGTACAAAAACTTTGGATGGGTATTATAGCGGCAGGTGTTTTACAGGATCAGCTTAACGCACTTGTTTCAGACGAGGGTGATGACGGTAAGTTAACATACGATAAAATACCTGAGTATGTGTTAGAGCATAATTTGATTATCATGAACCCTTTCTCTGAAAGAGGATACATATCTATCCCAATGCCATACGGATTAAATATGGCTCACAATGTCGGGAGAGCTATGAGCCAACTTGCAAGGGGCGGCACAGATCTAAAAGGTGCAGGTAACTCTATAGTTGGTACAACCATTGATACCCTTAGCCCGATAGGTGGTATCTGGGATTACGGCATAGACAATGCTGTTGCGCCTACAATAGCTGATCCATTTATAGATATAATAAGCAATGAAGATTTTACAGGAAAACCAGTATTTAAAGAAGGCTTTCCGGGCGATAGAACTCCTTCTTCTCAACTGTACTGGTCTACGACATCACCTTCTGCAAAATGGATTTCTTCTAATGTAAACTCTTTGACAGGTGGATCAGCGGCAAGTAGTGGCCTTGTGGATGTATCTCCTGATGTTCTAGAGTTTTGGTTTGAATACATAACTGGTGGTGTCGGACGCTTCGCACAAAGAACGGCAGAGTTGCCAACCAAGGTTTCTGGTGATGGACTACAAGAAGAGCTATATCGATCTATACCGTTTAGTAGAAAGATCTACAGTAGTGTATCTCCAAGAGAAGATCTTGGTGATTATTTAGAGAAAAGAGATAGAATACTTGTAGGTTTAGATGAACTCAAGGCCGCATCTGAAGCAGGTAACGCAGAACGTATAACAAAAATCAGATCTGATTATGCTGATGAGATTAAATTTATAGGTATTGTTAGACAGATAGAAAATCAAAGACGTAAGATTACTAGACAAATGAACAAAGTACGAGACAGCAGAACGCTTAGTGACGAGAAGAAAGAAGAACTATTAGATAAGTTAGATGAAGCAAAACAAAAATTAGTAACACGAGCTAATACTTTACTAAAAGAGTTCAATTGAACTTTTTGGTGAGGGGGTTCCTTGGGAAACCTGCCCCCCTCGATCAGGTGATAAATACCGTAACTGGAATTACGGGACTCCCAAGAATTTTTTTAGTTTTCTATTCTTTTTCCATTTATCTATAAAAGTAAATTTTTTATTTCCTTTCTCAGCTATATGTTTATATTCTTCTGGAGAAACTAATTTAGATACAACCTTTACTGGCCTCTCTGATAGAGGCATCAGATAACATATAGGTTGCCCTGCATCAATTTGAGTTTGCTCTTGATTAATAGGAGTTGAAATATTTATAGCTAAATGATGCTGATCTCTAAAGTTAGTTATGCCCTGTGTAACTCTCCAATCTTTTGAAAAATTATTGTAGTACGCATCAGTAAATAAAAACGGTATACCTTCTGGCTCAACCAATTCCCAACCCACCCCTGCTTTACAATGCCCTATATCAAAACCTTCTTTTTGTGTTTTGTTAAATTCAACAACCAGATCAACAATACGTTGACTTGGAGCAGACCAAGCCATTTCCCCATCGTCACATCTAAGAACTAAATCGTATGGTATGCGTACAGCTAATGGTCTACTTAAATAGTCTATTATAGCAGGGCAGTTTTTCATGGTTGATACTGGCAAATTTATAGGGCGACCTTGATTTCCGACTGTGGTTGGGTAAGTTTTTGACAGGTCTTTAAACCACTTTGGCAAATGCCTCATAGCACTTTCTATTTTGAACATATCATATATGTGTGCATCATTAGTGTATGCCGTAATAATAATAGGTTTCATTTTAACTTCTTATTTGATCTAGCCATTGATCAATCTCTGATTTTTTCCAACGAACACCTCTTTCACCAACTTTGTAAGACTTAGGCATTCGATCATCAGTTTTTACAATTCTCCACAGCGTTGCTTTTGAAACAGACATATAGTTTCTAAGCTCTACAGTATTCATGTATTTATCTTCTTCTACTTCGTCCATTTCTTATACTCCTCACGGATTTCAATAAATTTTTCTCTAGCAATTACATTATCTCTAAATTCTGTTCTAGATGATATTCCACACTTCTCTCTGATCATACTTACAGCGGCATCTTCATCGTCAACACCAAGGTAGGTCTGGAAATCTATCTCCCTACATAGTAACCCACAGGACGATATAATCCTCTGTATGGCCTGTTCATTCTGTCTGGTCTCTATCTCATCTTGATCGTTTAACTTAACCATAGCGACCATATAACGGCTCCCAACCCAATCTGTGTGCAAATCAGATGGGCAGTCATTTGGATGAACAGCTAATCTTAACATAACTCCATCTTTATTTTGTTGCATTGAAACCTTTACTGCCTCAAAATTCATAGCGTTACTTCTAACTTCACTCATCTTTTTCCTCCGATATTTGCCTAAAAACAGATGCTAAACGCATTAGCTCTTCAGCCATTCCTTTCTCAATAAAACCTGTAAACAAAGGTCTTCTGTCTTTTGCATTCACAGCTTCACAAGCCTTTAAACAGAAAGTCTTATTCTTTCTGCTATATTCGAAAGTAATGTGACCAACCTGTATGCATTGTCGATCTGCATCGGGATGCCTACGATTAGCTTTCAGTGTGTGTGTACTCATTTACCTAACTTTCTTTTTAATTTATAAAAAAGTCTTTCTTTTTCTTTTTTTTGAGCGAGTTCCATTCTAGCATGATGACTTCTTGATTTATCTTTTCTGTGACCACAAGATTCACCAGATTTTGCTTTGCACTTTGGACATACATATTTCTGTATAGTTTTTTTAGTTATCACTAAGTTCAATGTATCTCTCCCAATTTCTTCTTGCCCATTCGATTACATCGATACCTTCTAGGTTCCACCATTTCTGTTCATTACCAAATCGATGCAAGTCTGTATGACAATTGCGGCACAGAGGCACTGCCCAGTTATCCCCTGAGCGATAACCCAATCCACGTTCCCCCACGCACATTAGGTGATGCGCCTCTGCGCCACGACCACAGACCAAACAAGGAAACCCTCGTATGGTCTTCAGGTATTCTTCACTCCTAATCCTTTTTGTTTTCGGGATTAGAGTCATTATTAAACATCCAATACTCTTTTATTCTTTTACCAGAAGGAGTTTTGATCCACTGACTTTCTACTGGAAAACCAGTTTCTTTTATGTCGAGAATCCTTCTTGGCAAACACATGCATCCAAATTTATTAAGGGCATCTAGTCCAGTAATGCTGTTTCCATTTTTAAGATAATTTTTTATTAATTTATTTTGAGAATCTATTTCCATCTTCAACTCCTAAAATGGTATTTCATCATTAAGATCATCATCCTTTTTCTCAGGGATGCTTGCCCTAACACTCATGTAAGGCTGACCAGATTTTGCGATGTTTTCCCAACAGGCAAGATCAATCTTAAAATGTTCGTTAGCATACTTACTAGCGTTTGATTTGATCTCGGCTACAATCTGTTTAACCATATCAATACTTAGCTCAATATTGCCAGTATGGTCTGGTTGACTTTCTTTTGTTTTGTTTTTTTGTTTAAACAATACACCGCTTGGTTTTTTTAGTTGCTCTGTCATGATAGTTCCTTCTTTTTATATTTGAGCTTATCTATTACTGACTCGTATGAGGTCAGGCTTTCGTGTTGTGCGAGGTTAATAGACCTCTTATTTGCATTAGCAAATTTCTGTAATTGTTCGACACTCTTTGCTCCATCTATCCAAGCGCAAAGAACGTCAGCCCATGAATGCCAATCATAAAATCTAAATGGGGTTTTGTATTTCTTATCCCATGAAATAGTATTTTTGATAACACCCAAAGGCTTGTCGTCTTCCATTAAAAATCTAAGCCATCAATTTCAGTTACGGCCTGTTCTTTTTTTTCGGGTAAATTCCCTGAAGGTTCCGCCGGGGGACTTGGTTTGTTTTCGGGTTTTTGTTCAATTGAACTTTTTTTAGGTTTAGTTCCTGATGCTTTATTTCCATCGTCATCGTCAGGATTTTCATCTGGCTCCATACCAGACAAGCTAAGTAACCCATATCGCTTCGCGTATGTAACCGCGCTACCCACGCCCTGCATATTATTCTTATCCAACTCAAGATAAATTTTACTAGAGAAAATCTCACCTGTTATATGAACAAATTTTGTATCGACAAAATGACCAAGCTCATCTTTGCCGCCCGACTGAACGAGGGCAAAACCATTCTTATGTAAAGCAGGTTTTATTGCACTAATACAGCTATCCAAACTAGCATACTTATTGCCAAGATATGCGTTTGTCATATCCTTATTAGGTGTCTGAAATTCTTGTTGAGCTTTTTGAAGGCTCTCAACAGCCTTTGCGAAATTGGCACTCATGTTTTTCTCCATCCGTTAAACTGATCGCAATACTCTGAAACAGAACAATATCCTTCGCACCTAGTTCTTTCACCTTGTCGAAATTCAATTGCTAAGTTTTTATTATCACCAATATAATCTTTGGCTTCTTCTTCGGAATTAAGAACTCTTTTGGCTCTTACCTTCCCTTTCTCTTTAACTGCAAATGTATCTGGTTTTGCCCACATTTCTTCTGAGCTACACAATGGCAGTCTATCCTCAGTGTCGTACATAATCTGTGCGTCCTGATGATGGGTAATTCTTTCATGGATATAATCGTTAGATTTTCTTCCAGACCAAACAGGAAGCTCTACAATCACTATGGGAGCTTGTGGGTAGTCTTTGTCAAACAAAGCCTTCTTCCTCTGCCAGTCACGCAGTATGGCACAGATGCGTAAGCTGCTTACATCTCTGCCCCTATTCTTTCCGTCTATAGAATTTTTGATGAGCCAAGCATAACAATTCTGCTGTAAAGCCCATTCATCTTTCCCAAGAATAACTGACCAAGCTGAAGTAACTTTATAATCTGTAATTCGAACAGTGCCATCATCCAAAAGTTCCTGATGGTCTATTGCTCCACTAAGCGTCCACCCAAGTGCCTGACCAAACAACCGTTCCTCGATTGTTACGTCATCAGTATTCTTTGAGCTTTCTAAAATATGGTGGACTGCTGTACCGAATAGAGGCCAGATCATATCGACAACATCTGCTTCTAATTTGTCGGCATGAAGATCCTTCATGATTCGAACACGAGGACTATCAATTAATGTTGTTACGCTGATATCAGCTTTGCCCTTCGTGTACTTGTCATCACGGGCAAAATTGACAAAAGAATCTGGTAACCCAGTTTTGTTTGTTATTTTCATTGTTTACTCCGAACATCTATGCTTAAATCATATTATTAATTGGGGGTCAATAGGGTTTTTTGGGGTATACTTCGTTAACAATTTATGGCGAACCTGCCAGTAAAGCAAATAGTCGTAAGGCTGTTTTGATTGGGGGTAAGCCTAGGTTTATAAAATCAAAAAAAGCTTTGGACTATGTCAAAGCCTTTGATTCGCAATGCCCAGTTCTCGATCATTTAATTACCGAAGATGTAAAAGTTGAGATGATAATTTATTACGCATCAAGAAGACCTGATCTTGATGAGAGCCTGATTCTCGATTGTATGCAAAATAAGATTTATGCCAATGATCGTCAGGTAAAACAGAAGATGATTTACTGGCAATTGGATAAAGAGAATCCTAGAACTATTATTCGCGTGAGCGCGTGTAATATAAATAATATAATTAATATATAATATATATAATATATCTCTCTCTCTAAGAGAGAGATTATATAGTATTTATATATAGGGGTAACCACTAAATTTAGTGGCTTGACTGACTGGCACTCTGAAATCTATGCTAGACGGATCAGAGTAGGAAATAACGTGCAAGTAGAACAAGAATTGCGCGGTCAGGCTAACAGGTTAGGTCAAGGTCAATATAAAATATCATGCCCAAGCTGTGGTCACAGCCGCAAAAAGAAAAACGAAAAGACTTTATCATTTAGGATAGATGGCGATAAGGCGCTGTACCATTGTTGGCACTGCGGTATGAACGGCATTGTTCCTTTGCGTGATGAGTTGCCAAAAATAAAAATTCAGAGAAGGGTAGAAGTAGTGTCCGTTGCAAAAAAAATTGAGACATCTCCACTTGGCGAGAACGCGATAAGCTTTCTGCGTCACAGGGGCATCTCGGAAGAGACCGCCAAAAAAGTAAATCTAAAATACGCTAAAAATTATATACAATCTGCTAAAGCAGAAGTTGATTGTATACTTTTTCCATACACAAATAAGGGTGAGGATTACGCTCAAAAAATTAGATCGATTGAAGGAAAAGGTTTTTCCTGCAACGGTGCGCCTCAAACTTTTTTTAACATTGATAACGTTGAGCAAGGCAAAGATCTTATAATTTGTGAAGGCGAAATGGATGCATTGGCACTTATCGAAGCAGGGTATACAAGCTCTGTTTCGGTTCCAAATGGTGCAGTAATGAAGGTTGCCGAAAATCAAGTTGACCCGAAAGAAGATAATAAATTCAAGTTCTTATGGAATGCGAAGAAGCAAATTGATGAGGCAGGAAAAATTATAATCGCAACTGACGCTGATGATGCAGGTCAAGCTATGGCTGAAGAAATTGCAAGGCGCATTGGTAAGGATAAAGTTTTTAAAATTCATTATCCAGAGGGCTGTAAAGACGCCAACGATGTTCTTTTGAAGCACGGTAAAGATGGTGTGGATAGCTTAATTACTGGGGCATCACCTTGGCCTGTTGCAGGTCTTTTTGATGCCAAACATTTCTTTGAGGACGTTGATGAGATCTATGAAAAGGGGGTGGGTTCAGGTGTATCAACTGGCTACAAAAATGTAGACGAATTGTATTCAATTGTTGAAGGTCAGCTTACGGTAGTGACTGGTCACCCAAGCTCTGGCAAATCAGAATTTATAGATCAATTGATGGTAAACTTGGCGGAGCGTGAGGGATGGAAGTTTGCAATTTGTAGTTTTGAAAACGAGCCACGAATACACATTGCCAAGTTGATAAGTAAGTTTTTACGACTGCCGTTCTTTGATGGTAAAACACCAAGAATGACAAAAGAAGAAATGGAGGGGGGAAAGCAATTTGTTCAATCGAACTTTTCTTTTCTCTATCAAGCTGATGGAACTTTATCATCTGTTGATAGCATTATCGAGCGATTGAAGGTTGCCGTTCTACGGCATGGAATAAGGGGAGCAATCATAGACCCTTATAATTATATTCAGAAGGATAAATCAGATACTTCTGAAACAGAATGGGTATCAGATGTTCTGACACGATTAAGAGTTTTCGCACAAGCACACGGGATACATTTATGGTTTGTAGCGCACCCAACTAAGATGATGCGTGATAGTAACGGAGAAGTACCTGCCCCGAAGGGATACGATATATCTGGGTCAGCCGCTTGGTTTGCTAAGGCTGATGTTGGCCTCACGGTACACAGACCTGATCCTGTACATTCTGCTTTATCAAAAATAATTGTGTGGAAATGCCGCTTCTCTTGGGCGGGAAAGCAGGGTGATACTGAGCTTTCTTTCGATAGTCCTACTAGTACATACAACTTACCTTACGCCACAAGTGTTGCGTCAATAGCACATGATTTAGATTTGGATATTGATCTATGAGTAAGTACGTTACTGTAAGAGAGGGCGATAAGTGTGTGAATTTACACGTTTATTCAAATGGAGAAGAAGTAGAGGTGATAAGTATAGATATTAGAACCACTCTAAATCTTATAAAAGATTTGTCTGACAAACTAAACAAAAGTGTTTGACGTTAATATGTGCGAGTGCTAGATCTTGTGGCAGGACATTTGTTTTTCACTTCCGCTTGTTGTGAACTGACGATAATCCTGCTCTGAACGGATCTGAGGTGGCTTAGGCCACCTCTTTTTTTGTTCAATTGAACTTTTATAATTTAGGGGAGAAGGCTGACACTTCTCCCCTAGTGTAAGATCACCAGTAAAGGTTCAGGCTCTTACTGCTATGGTTAAGGACTGTTCGTCATTTCACATGTTCAGTTCGCCCTCAGCGCACTCATAGCTTACGCATAATTAGTGTTCCTTATTTTTTTGTAGGAAGGTTATATTTTGTTATTAAGCTGCTGATATACTTTATGTTTTCATATAAAGATTTAGCTACTTGCCTAGGTGATTTACCCTCAGCCAACATGTTATTAACTATTTTTGCCTGTTTTGGTAACTGAGGTTTCTTTACTGGTTTTGTACTTTTGAAAAAAGATTTTATTCTAAGCTCAGGCTTCTCGGAAAGATCTTTTTGGTTTTGTATTAACCAAGCTTTTTTATACGCTTCTTCATATCTTATTTTGTGCGCTTCATCTCTGTATTCGAAGCCTTTTGTTCTAGCTACAATGCCCATGATCTTCTCCCATTTTCTATAGAGACACCTGATTTTTTTAAATTTTCTACATAATCGTCAAGCTCCTCACGCGCAGCGAAAAGCTCCTGTTCTATTCGCGGCCTAGCATCACTTCGTCTGCTTTCATCCGCGAGGTTATCCACCTGTCTTTTTAACCATTTCAATTGACTGGCTTGAAACATGGTTAACTGCTCATCTCCCATTCATTTTATCTCCCAAATGTTTTCTACTGTCCAGTCGTGACCCTCATCGGTTTGCTCCCAATCCGCTTCACAGTCACCCTTTGCTATCTTCCAAGCTTCTTCTTCGGTATCGGCTTCGATAACAGCGGCATATCCCACATCACATGTGGCGGTTACTTTATATTTTGGCATTTACTTCTCCTACCAAGGTCTGATTTTAGGTCTAACTACATGTGATGCGACCTCGCTAACGTCACAATGACCTTCTGTTGCATTTAGCTGATCGTAGAGAGAGTTGTTGGTCATAAGAAAATCCCAACATTCTTTCTCACTATTTAACCAAATACTAAACTCCATCTGATATTCTAAAAAAGGATATACGATGGTCAAAATGGTGTAATACTCCATCAGATAAAATACTCCTCAAGTCTAGCTTGAGCGATAAGCTGTTGCACATAAACTGTGTTGCACCACTCATCATTGTCTATGAGAAATTCTGCTTGCAATCTTTCTCGCTCATCACACTCACCATCAATATACTTGCTGATAAGAATGCCACGCTGAACTAAATCAGTGTCTCCAACTTTAATACTCACGTTCATATATTCCTTTCTCAATTATCTTAACAATAAAATAGTCATCACCAAGCATGTCTATAATCTGGTCTCTATGATACGCCATAATGTAAACAAAATCAGATTTTTCTTCTGCCCAATCATCAAGGGTTTCAGATGTTCTTATGGATCTCGTGTGGCGCTTTAATTCAACTTGAAATCTTTGCATTCCACCTTTTAAATTACCCATATTTTTCTCCTTATGCTGCGGTTTTTTTAGGGGCATGATACCCCTTCTTAATTCCAAAGGCAGGATGCCCTGCCCAATAGCCATGAATCCATTTGTATGGTTTACCATTTTTATACATCACATTCTTGTGATGCGGTTCAGCGGTTTTGGGGTGACCCCTGTTGTAATGAAGTGGCAAACGCCATCCACCACGCTCACCTTCTTTGATCTCAACCGTATCCTCATCCACATTCCATGAAATTTGATGCCATGCTTCTAAAGGTATATCTTGCTCACGCTTCATTTGCTTTCTTTGCGCCCTTGTACCTGCCGGTTGGTTTACGATAAACTTAGGATTGTTTATTAATTCAAAAGCACCTGCCACTAAAAAACACGCATTAGCAAAAGGTTCATGCAAATCTTCTGGCGTATCTTTTGGAAAATAAATACCATGATCAGGATGATAAGCACCTATTGGTCTCGGTGCTGCCAATGGAGCAGCCATAGTAATAGCGGTTGTTTTGTCTTCATAATATTCAGTAATAAAACCATAGTTTGGTACAGAATGAGTAGGTTCATTTGCCATGATAAGTTTGGTAAGATGGTTAATACGCATATAACATATTCTGGAACATGGTCTGGTAAATTCACTAAATCGCATGGATGACCAATTGATTCCGTCAAACTGATTAGCATAATCTATTAGTATATCTTCAAAGCTATCGTTCATGAAGTATAGATCTGCACGTTTAATTTTTTCAACGGCATCCCTCATGAGCATTTTTTCATCAAAAGATAAGTCGCTTTTGTGATTAGGTTCTAATAAACCTCTATAAAGAGTTAAGGTATCACTGATGGTCTCAATAAAACCTGAACGATTACCTATTATTGGTTTATCTTCAGTCATAAAACTTCTCCTATAAAAAAGTTCAATTGAACAAAAAAAAAGGGAGAGCCGCAGCTCCCCCCAAGTTTTCTAGGCGTTCTGTAGGTAAGGCAGTAGAATGGATCTAATACCTACAGTGAGTTTATCTTTGCCTAGAGGTCCATAAGCACACCAAGTGCCTTGTCTTTGATTCTACGTCTAATCAAGCTCTCAGCTTTGCTGAAGCTATCGGATATAGACAACACAACATCACCACCTGCATCGTATTTTAAAACAGTGGCATTTTCTACAGTGCATACTTTATGCTTTCGCTTGACTGCTCGAACAGCCCAACAACGTATGTGATCATTGTTAAGCCTAGCTATCTTGCGCTCTTTGCAATCCAAGATAAATCTTGCTCCATCACCTGCCTGTACAATAGATATACCTTCCTCATATATCTTTTTGTTCCAACTGATAGGAACGGTAACAAGCGCACCGCCCTCAACAAGACTATCCCATCTGTTGTACAAATCTCTTACAGCAACCTCTTCACCGACCTCACACTTGGTCTCTACTGTGGCAGAGGGAAATGCATCTGAAAAGGCTCGGTATGCATTGCTTTTGCTTTCATACCTAGCCTCGTCTAGCTTTGATGAATTATCAACACTGCGAAGCATTTTACGACTTTTGTGGATTTCGTGTACACAATTAACAAATGAAGAAATTAATATTTTTGAAGATGTGGAGTTTAAGCCCATGATAGAAGACGCAGCCCTGTGGCTTACATAATTATTTTCTCTAGCATGTTCTGCCAACTGCTTAACAGCATCTTGTGACAGATCCATCTGTTTAAAGGTGTACTGAGCATTTAGTCTTAATGCATCAATTGACCTACAAATAGTTGGGTAATCTATATTAGAAGTTTCCATTTTACATCGCTCCAAATACGGTTATGGCACTCTTTGCCAGTGATATCCAAACGCCAACAACAATAGAAATTGGCAATACGCACAGCACTATAAATGCTATTATATCTAAAAACTTTTCCATTATTCAATTGCCCCCCAAGGTGTGAGAATGTCATAGTCTTCGCCTGACTCAAGTTTATCCCAATAGGATTCGTAGTAATGATCCCAAGTTCCGCTATCTCTATCGTCACTTTCTTGATCAGCTAGTAAGCAAGCCCAGTGGTTTAAACTAGGCTCATGATCTAAATTTAATTCTGGATATTCCATTTACTTTTCCCTTTAAAAAAAGAAGACCGCATCAAGCGGCCTTCATCCAAGTTGACTTGCCCCAAGGGGCAGGTTTCGATCTTATGTCTGGGCTAACCCAAAGCACTGGGTAATCAGCAGGGCGCTCAGGATAGTCAAAGATGCACATATCAGACAAAACAATTGAGTAGTCACAAGGCAACCGCTCATCTTCTACATACTTGAATACAGGGCTGATTAATGTGCCACCCCTGCCAGTAAGCTCAAGATTAGGTATTGTTTGACCCTGAGCGTACTTTGTGACGGTTCGAACCTTTGTATCCCAAGTAATGATAGTAACAGATTCAGGTTGCTTCTCTTCGACAAACTGATTGCAGATACCAAGGAAATACTGAAGCTCTTCGCTCCTGACTGATGCACTACTGTCGATCTTGATAATAACGTGACCGACAGAATGCTTGGCAATGGTTGGTGATACCATGTCGAGCATCATGTAAGAGCGCCTGTTGATCTTCCTATAGCTGAAGTCAGCAGGAACATCTCCACCAACAAAGCGAGAGATTACTGTCTCTAAGTCAACTTGTGACCGCTTCATAATATCAACAAGCTCCTGCACTTCAGATGGTAGCTTTCCTGCGGCTCTGGCAGTGTCAGCAGCTATGATAACCTTTTGATCGATATCATCTGATAACTGCTCAAGCTCTGCTTCCTGCATCGCATCACCATTGCCATCTTTAGGCTCTTGGAAGTCACCCATCTGCCACTGGTCACGACCACCAGTTATGTTGTCGATCTCATCATCAGACATGTCTTTGATTAGATCATAAATCTGCTCGGCTGACATGCCCTCGTATTGAGGATCGTAAAGGCCACCTTCTGGCATAGCATCTTTGCCAAACATTTTGATAAGAATTGCATTAATAGCAAAGTCACATGCAATGTTCCACAGCTTGTGATTGCGCTTGCCTATCCTGAACATATGTTTGAACGCAACATGCAACACCTCATGAGTAATAACAAACATCACTTGTAAGGGATCAAGAGTAGCAACAAAGTTAGCGCTCCACTTGATTGATTTGCCATCAGTACACATGGTGTCGATAGTGTCATCTCGTATCATGGTCAAAGCTAGGGCAAGTGATCCATAGAATGGATACTGAAGCAAAAGCTTTGTAACAGCACGAGCAACTAATAATTTGGGTTCCATATTACCTCACTAAAAAAAAGTTCAATTGAACAAATTAAAGAAAAGATACCTCGCGCTGACGCAAGGTATCTGTTTGTTTTTTAGAGTAGCAACTCTTTGCCACCACTATTCAAAACCCAGTCTCTGATGTCTGGGTTCTGCTTGTAGTTTGGTATTGCCTGTATTGCTGTTTTCATAACGAAAGCAGAATACTCAGCACCCATGCCAACCTCTTCAAGTCGATTAATATACTTGATAATGTTGCCAATGTTTTTGTCGTTAGCTTTTGACGCTAGTGACTGACAAAGAGCAAAGACAACGTCTGGACGATCAGGGATGGGGGCAGATGCAGGATTTTTGATAATGTCATCAACATCACCAATCTCATCATATACCGCGAGAAAAGCAAAGAACTCTGCCGCCACAGACGCACCAACTAACCCTGCTACAGCATTTCTGCGTTGTGCCACGGGTAAGCTTGCGTAGATGACCATAGCAGTGCAGACCTTATCCCATGATCTGGGCGTAGGCCAAACATCTTCATCAGGGTTGAACGCATGTAAGGCAGTAGGCTTGAAGCCAATAAAAGCACAGACCTGTTCACCTCTTTTACGCGACATCATATGACTGATCCAATCCCAATGGTTGGCTTCAACTGGCAAGAACATCAACCTGTCTTTGAGATGACTAGGCATTTGGTTCGTACCTGCGCGGTCTGACGTTCTGTTACCTGCGGCAACAACAACCCATGTGTCTGGTATCTGCCAATCACCAACACGATGCTCGTTGATAATCTGAGCCGCTACGTTTTGATTTGCAACGATAGCTTGGGGTAGCTCATCAAAAAATAGAACACCGTATGTACCTTCTTCTGGCATCCAGTCTGGCTTAATTCTGTTCATTTTGGTTTTGTCTTCATTTGGCAAAAGCCACCCTGCAATATCCTCTGGGGAATATTGAGCAAGGCTGAAAATGTTACAGCCAAAATCAACACCGCGCACTGTGCTTAACAGTTTGGCTAGTGCCTTGACCGCTTGGGTTTTACCAAGCCCTGCCGCTCCAACCCAGTAGGGTACAAGTATTTCTGACTCCGCAACTTTACCGCGATTGTCTAATTGATGTATTAACGCACTCTCTGAAAGAATGCTTGCTTCTGATAATCTCATTTCTGAACTTCCTTATATGAGGCGACCTGAACGACCGCGAAATTTTTTAAAACGGATAATCATGATAGATACATACTTATCCAAGTGACGATAAGCACGAGCGACATTGAAGCGCCCACGCCATGTGCGAAGCCAAACGCATAACCTACACGTTTGGCCTCTTTTTGTTGTCGGATACTCATGCCGCTAAAGCATCTAATGATGCGTTAACTGTATCGTTTTCGACACCGACCTTAGCACCTGCTTTTTTGGCAGCTTCAGCATCGCGGTATGCAAATCGCTCTGCAATAGCTACCGCCAACTGATCCTGAAAAGACTGCAAGTCTTCATCAGATAAACCATCTTTGTATACTGGCTGATCTAGATCAACTTTCTTTCCCTTCACAGTTTTCTGAGTAACCAAGTGACCTGATACCTTGCGTACCAGTGCAGCTACAGCATCAACTTTTTCTTTGCCAAGTGAGGCTAAGTTTGATTCTGTAGATACGCCATTGCTCACTAAGTGTTCGCGTATTGCTGAGGCGGTTGCATTGTCGCCTGATGGGAGTTTGTCCTCATCTTTTGATACGACATTGAAATGCTTGACAGCCTTGAAACTGTTTTCATAAAGACGCTTTGCTTTAGCATCAGCGCCCTTGCCATTGCCAAGAGCAACACCAATTTCGCCTTTGATTGCAAGTGCATCCTCACGGTACAGCTTGTTCTTTGCGTTAAGCTTACAGCCGTTCATTACAGCAATGACCTCAGAGTACATTGCTAGGTTGTAGCTTTCGCCTTTTTCTTTCTCGACACCGATTGCGTCTTTAGTTGCAGAATAGGCAACATATGCATCTGTGATGTTGTTTGTTGCTTCGATTGAGAAAGATACGTTTGATACTTTAGCCATGATTGGCCTCCTTTTAGGTTGATAAAAATATTGGGGTTATCGGCATACTGCCGCCATTGCAGCCCTCGTGATAGTAGAAGGCTGCAAGTGAAGCATTATATCTTTTCGATAAGCTCTTCAGTCTTTTCGTATATGTCGTATACATACTTTCTGACTGCTTTCATTTTACTTCGATCTTCTGGGTTTATTATTTCACGCATCATTTGACACAGTGTTATGTCCAACTGATCAAGTTGCTTGTCTAGCTTTTCCATTTGCTGTTGAGCTATACTAAGTGTTCTTTGGTGATGTGCATCAATTCCTTCTTCCCATGATCTGTCGTCTTTAAACGCTTTTTCCATTATGCTGCTTCCTTTTCTTTTCTCTGATCTGCTTCGTAAGTGCGAAAGAATTTTGCTACTGCTAATTCTTTTATTCTGTTTTGTATTTCTACAAGCTCTGCCAGTTCGTTGGCATCTTTACTTAGCCAACCGATTTGACCAACGCCCCAAGTCCAACGCTCGACAAATTCATCTAAACCTATTTGTCTATCGCCATTGTAGTCTGAAACTTTTACTGTGATTGAATTGCTCATGGTTATTTCCTTTCTAAGTTAAACCAAGACTACAGCCCAATCAGGGCTGCACTCGTTTCATTTAACTTTTTGTGCTGATCGCTGCGCCGCTACTACTTAAGGCTTTTATTCTCTCAATTTAACCAACTCACTTACCCGTACCTAAGTGTCAGAACCCGAAGCGTTTATACTAAGCAGAAATCTTTACGCACATATTACAGGGTTATTCCTCGGAGTGAGCGTGTCGGGTGATCAAGCAATTTCGTCTGCCACCGTGAGCCTATTGGCGTTAGTTTAAGAATGTACGAAGGGGTGGGGACGAATCAACCCGAATCAAAAACCCTCGGTACATGACCTTAATGACACTTCTTGAAACCTTATGCAACCCTAAAGATTAAAGAAAGTTCAAATGAACTTTTAATGTGGGTTTAATTTGGGGGGTAAACGTACCTTTTGGGGGGCAGACGTACCTAATGTAATGAAAACAATGACTTAGCAGGAGGAAGTGCCAAAAAGTGAGAACATATGCGGAACATATGTGTACATTTTAGCAAAGGAAGTTTTATGAACTATACCCCATGAAACCTTAAACCCTCTTCAGAGGGGCTTATATTGGCTGTTAGAGCTATTTCTTGATTTGTTCTGTATAATGGCTATGTTTGTTCCAAGTTAATTAAAAGGTTTGAGCAATGCCAAAAGATCAAGATCAAAACCACGATAAAGGCCAAGCGCCTAGCGTAGTTGTGCCGATTACAGGGAAGAGTAGACATAGAACCCCTAAGAACAATAGAGGGGTAACAGATAAACAACAGGCATTCATTGAAGCCATAATAGAGGGTAACAATATAAGTGATGCTTACCGTCTGGCATATGATGCCAGTAATATGAGCAATGCAAGCATACATGTAGAAGCGTGTAGGTTGGCTAAGAACCCTAATGTGTCACTAAGCTTAGATAGATATTATAGTGATATAGAGAGTAATAACCGCTTGATGTCGCTCTCTCGAAGGGATCGTGTGATTTCAAAACTGGAACAAGTCGCACTGCGAGACGGTGAAGCTGACGGCACTCAAGTTAGAGCTTTAGAACTGTTGGGTAAATCTATGGGGCTATGGATTGATAAGGTAGAAACTGAGGATAAGACAGAACGTAATGAACAACAGCTAGAAAAAGATATTCAAAACAAATTGATTGCTCTAGGGATTAAATAGTTCAATTGAACTTTATTGATTATGGCAAATCCCCCTTTAGTCGGTCTAGTATGTCGTGACCCCACCTACCCCCATGATAGTATATACTCGGTCGCACATACAACTTACATACATGGTGTTCCACACAAACAATTACTAAAAACTTTCAAATACCCCCCCCCTTAGTTTTTGAGTGCCAATATCACTATTGAGAAATATATTTGGTTTTTTAGAAAAGGGGTAGGTTCACATACCCCCCTATTATTATTTTTGAGCTTTTTTCCAAGCCTCTATGCGTTCCCAGTCTCTTTCGGCTTTTAGTGAGTTTGCTTTGCTATTGCTGTGTCGGCAATCATCATTCGGGCTTGCTCCGCATTTGGGACAGGGTTCGTTTAGTTGTCTTAGACTATTCATAATTTCATCTCCCTAGTATATATATTATATATTATATATATTATATTATATATTAATATATCTCTCTCTTAAAGAGAGAGATTATATATATTAATTATATTATATATATTATATACTATACGCGGATGTTTATTTATCCCATTTTCATCCACGGTAGGCACTGTCTCCCACCCGATCAGTGTCTACCATTTGGGTGGAGGATACGATGAAGCACGAGAAGATACTTGAACAACTTAAAAAGCTTCCCTTGGAAGCTCAGGCAGATTTGCTTGCTGATCTAGAACAGCTTGAAGAGCTGAAGAACAAGAAGAAGGCTAAATCAGAGTTTCTGGCATTTACTCGAATGATGTGGCCTAGCTTTATTGGTGGTCGGCATCACAAAGTTATGGCTGAGGCATTCGAACGTGTGGCTAGGGGAGAGTTGAAAAGGCTTATCATCAACATGCCACCCCGTCACACCAAGTCAGAGTTTGCGTCTTATCTTCTTCCCGCTTGGTTCTTGGGGCAGTACCCAGAGAAAAAAGTTATTCAGACAGCCCACACTGCAGAACTGGCTGTGGGTTTTGGTCGTAAGGTCAGGAACCTGATACAGGGCGAAGACTTCAAGAAGGTGTTTCAGGGAATAGATCTATCGTCAGACTCAAAAGCTGCGGGTCGTTGGAACACAAACAAGCGAGGTGACTACTTCGCGATTGGTGTCGGCGGTGCGGTAACGGGTAAAGGTGCGGATCTATTGATCATAGATGACCCTCACAGCGAACAGGACGCCCAACAAGGGCAGTTTAACCCCGAAGTGTACGACAGGGTGTACGAATGGTATACATCTGGCCCCAGACAGCGTCTACAGCCCGGAGGGGCAATCATCATTGTGATGACCAGATGGTCAAAAAGGGATCTGACTGGACAGATTGTGAATAAATCTGCTGAGAGGATAGGTTCTGACGAATGGGAAGTCATAGAGTTCCCTGCACTTATGCCTTCTGGTCAACCATTATGGCCTGAGTTTTGGAAACAGGACGAACTAGAGGCGATTAAGGCCGAAATCCCTGTTGGGAAGTGGTCTGCACAGTACCAACAAGACCCCACATCGGAAGAAGGGGCGTTAATTAAGCGAGAATGGTGGAGAAATTGGGAAAAAAGCCACCCACCTGCTTGCGAAGCCATCATCCAGTCGTGGGATACTGCGTTTTTGAAGACAGAACGCTCTGACTACAGCGCTGTAACCACATGGGGGGTGTTTTATCACCCAGATGACACGGGGGAGATGGCTCCTAACCTGATTATGCTAGACGCATACAAAGAAAAGCTAGAGTTTCCAGAATTGAAGAAGGCTGCATACGACAAATACTGGGAATATGAGCCAGATCAGCTTGTGGTGGAGAAAAAAGCGTCTGGTGCGCCTTTGATATTCGAACTTAGAGCTATGGGATTGCCCGTTACAGAGTTTACTCCATCGAGAGGACAAGATAAGATAGCTCGTGTAAACGCAGTTTCTGACTTATTTGCCAGTGGTATTGTCTGGTGTCCAGATACTAGGTTTGCAGACGAGGTGATTGAAGAGGTGGCTTCTTTCCCTGCGGGAGATCACGATGATTATGTTGACTCGATGTCACAAGCATTGATACGTTTCCGCCAAGGCGGTTGGATTAGATCCCCAACTGATGATTGGGACGATGAGCCAAGTTACAGAAGACCAGTAGAATATTATTAATTGTTCTGCTATACTGATAAAAGAACTTTTGCAAAGGACAGATCATGGCAATCGAAAAGCAAATGACACCCTTCGAATTAGAGGATGATGATCAGGAAGAGGCAGTGCAGGTTGAAATAGTCAATCCTGAAGCCGTTTCTATGGAGACAGAGGATGGCGGCATCATTATCGATTTTGAAGGAGACATTAGCGAAGAGCTTTTAGGGGGCGAAGGCCATGATCAAAACCTTGCAGAGGTTATTGATGAGGATGTTCTTCAGTCAATGGCAAGCGATCTTGTTGCTGACTTTCAGTCAGATCAGGAAAGCAGGTCAGATTGGGCGAGGGCATACGTCAAGGGATTAGACCTTTTGGGTATGAAGGTCGAGGACAGACAGCAACCGTGGGCGGGTGCTTCAGGGGTGTTTCACCCGATACTTACGGAAGCTGTTGTCCGTTTCCAAGCACAGGCTATGGGAGAGATATTCCCTGCTTCAGGGCCAGTGCGAACTAAAATTGTTGGAAAGAGTGACACCGAAAAGAAAGATCAGGCATTTCGTGTAGAAAACGAGATGAACTATTTGCTTACCGAAGAAATGTCTGAGTACCGCGATGAGATGGAGCAGATGCTATTCAAGCTCCCCATTGCAGGTTCTGCATTTAAGAAAGTTTATTACGATCCATTGATGGAAAGACCATGCTCTATGTTCGTTCCATCAGAAGATTTCGTTGTGTCTTACGGGGCATCAGATTTAAAAACATGCCCAAGATACACGCATGTGATGAAAAAAACATCGAATGAGGTTCTACAGCTACAGGTAAACGGCTTCTATCGTGATGTAGATCTTCCAGACCCTGAACCAGACTACTCTGATATTAAGCAAAAGTACGATGAGTTGGATGGCGAAGAGGCGGTCATTGATGATGATGACCGCCATACAATTCTGGAGATGCATGTCGATATGAACATGCCAGAAGAGTTTGATGATCCTGATGGGATTGCTCGGCCTTATGTGGTCACAATCGATAAGTCATCAAGAGAAGTATTATCCATCAGAAGGAACTGGTACGAGGACGATGAAAAGAAAAAGAAACGTATGCATTTCGTACATTACCGATACTTACCGGGCTTGGGATTTTACGGCACAGGACTTATTCACCTCATTGGAGGCTTGGCGAAATCTGCCACCTCAATACTACGACAACTTATTGATGCGGGTACGCTATCGAATTTACCTGCAGGTCTTAAAGCTCGCGGTCTCCGTATCAAAGGTGATGATACGCCTCTCATGCCGGGCGAATTTAGGGATGTGGACGTACCGGGCGGTGCTATCCGTGACTCAATTACATTTATTCCTTATAAAGAGCCATCAAGCGTACTCTACTCTCTACTCGGAAATATCGTTGAAGAAGGGCGCAGAATAGGTTCTGTTGCTGATGTACAGGTAGGCGATACAAACCCACAGGCTCCAGTAGGAACAACCCTAGCTCTTATGGAAAGATCCATGAAGGTGATGTCTGGGGTACAAGCAAGATTACATGCTGCACTTAAGCAGGAATTAAGAATACTTTCCAAGATAATCCACGACAATATGGCTTCAGAGTATTCCTATGAGATTGAAGGTGAGTTCAACAGAACAGAAGACTTTGATGGTCGTATTGATGTTATTCCCGTTTCAGATCCAAATGCAGCAACAATGTCACAAAGGGTGATGCAGTATCAGGCGGCACTTCAGCTTGCACAGCAAGCACCGCAACTGTACGACATGGGGAAACTACACAGACAAATGCTAGAAGTTCTGGGAATTAGTGAAGCAGCCGACATCATTAAGCTTCCAGAAGACATCAAACCAAAAGATCCAGTTTCAGAAAACATGGCTATTTTGAAACAAGAGCCTGTCAAAGCGTTTATGTATCAGGATCACGAGGCACACATCCAAGTGCATATGGCAGCAATGCAAGATCCAAAGATACAGCAGATCGTGGGTCAGTCTCCCTTTGCAGGGGCGATACAGAGCGCAATGTCATCACACATAACCGAACACGTTGCCTATCAGTATCGCAAAGAGATACAGCTACAGCTAGGTGTGGAAATGCCAAGCGAAGATCAAGCGCTTCCAGAAGACACAGAAGAAGAGATCTCTCGTCTTGCGGCAGACGCAGCTCAGAAGCTACTCGGCAAAAATCAAGCAGAGGTTGCACAGCAACAAGCACAAGAAGCAGCGCAAGATCCACTTACACAGATCCAACAGCGAGAGCTTGCAATCAAAGAGCAAGAGCTTAAGCACAAAATGGAAATGGATAGGGCAAGTCTTGACCTTGATGCAACAACCAAGATCGGTAACTTGGATCTACAGGCTGAAAGAATTAAGTCTGAGAACAAACGTGCAGGTGCATCTATTGGCGCTAGGATTGCAACAGAGCTAGATAAAGAGCAGCGTAAAGATAAACGCGAGGGGACAAAGTTAGGATTAGAAATAGCCAGAGAGCTTGATAAATCCAGTGACTGATCCATTAATTCTAGTAATAAAAGGCAAGATAGCTGAATATAAAAGTTCAATTGAACTTTTTCTTGCTGAGGGCGGTGCTAAAACGCAAGAAGATTACGTCAAGCTAACAGGAAAGTACGAAGCTTTTAGGATTATAGAAGAAGATTTATTAGAAATTGAAAAAAGATATATTGAAAGCTAAAATTTTTTTGGTTAAGTTCTGATTATTCGCGGATAATCCGCGCAAGGTAACGGTGAACCTTTAAATCGCTGCAAACGGGTGCAATATGGTTGCGACAATTAAAGTCGATAATACGAAGGTAGGGGATGACCTTCACGCAAAGCTACCAGAGCCTACGGGATATAGACTTCTGATAGCACTTCCAGAGATCGATGAGAAGACACAGGGCGGAGTAATCATGCCTGATGGACTTGTCAAAGACGAATCAACAGCTTCAATTATTGGTTTTGTTTTAAAAACAGGGCCAGATGCTTACTCCGACAAGGAAAGGTTTCCTAACGGGGCTTGGTGCAAAGAGGGCGATTTTGTTATTTTCAGATCGTACTCAGGCACTAGATTTAAAGTATCGGGAAAAGAGTTTCGTCTTATAAACGATGATACCGTGGAGGGTGTTGTCGATGATCCAAGGGGGTATACAAGAGTATGAATAAAGCTGCAGAACAAGATATTGATTTTGATGCCACTGAAACACAAGATGTTGAAGGGGTAGAAAAGGAAGAAGAGACTTCTTCTGAAGTAGAGGTCGAAATCGTTGACGATACCCCTGAAGAAGACAAGGGTAGAGCAAGAAGAGCGGAAGGTGCAGAGCCTGACATTCCCAATGATGAAGAGCTAGAATCTTATAGCGAGGGCGTTCAGAAACGCCTGAAGAAAATGAAATGGGAATTTCACGAAGAAAGGCGAGCTAAGGAAGAGGCTGCTAAACTAAAAGAAGAAGCAGTAAACTATGCTCAAAAAATTAAAGAAGAGAACGATAAGCTTAAAGAAACACTTGAGAAAAGCGAGGGCGTTCTTGTCGATCAGGCAAAGGGCAGGATCGATTCACAGATTGCTCAAGCAAAAGGTAAGCTTAAAGAGGCTCATGAAACGGGTGACACTGATGCTCTTATTGATGCACAGGAGAACCTTACAAATCTTCAGAATGAAAAGTTTAGATACGATAACTATACTCCTCCAAAAAGAAAACAGGCTGAAAATTTTGAACCCGATCAACAACAACAGAAACAACAGCCTCCCCCACAAGCTATGGAGTGGTGGAAAAATAACCCTTGGTTTGAGGGAAATTCTAAAGGAGATAAAGCCTTAACTGGGTTTGCAATGGGTGTTCATACAGAATTGCAAGCAGAAGGTGTTGTTTTAAATTCAAAAGAGTATTATGATAAGATAGACGCTGCCATGATGGAAGCGTTCCCAGATAAATTCGGCGTTGCAGTAGAGGAGCCTACATCACAGCAACCCCGAACAGGAGCCGTGGTTGCCCCTACGTCCAGAACGTCTAAAAAACCACGCAAGGTGAAGTTAACTCCGACCGCAGCCGCACTCGCGAAACGGCTTGGTCTAACTGCAGAACAGTATGCCGCGCAACTAATGAAGGAAAATTGATATGACTGATAGAACTCCACGCACTACAGAAACTAGAGAGAAAACAGTTCGTAAAAAAGGATGGTCTCGACCATCTGCGCTACCAACCCCCGAACCAAGGGATGGATTACATTTCCGTTGGATTCGCACATCAACTCTGGGTAGTAGCGATAATACTAATGTTTCGGCTCGATTTCGTGAAGGCTATACACCAGTCAAAGCTCAAGATCATCCTGAGTTAACCGTTGTGTCTGACATCGATTCAAGATTTAAGGACAACATTGAGGTAGGTGGACTTCTTTTATGTAGTATACCTGCAGAAATTGCTGAAGAACGTGTCGAGGTTCAACTCGAACAGGCTCAACACGCACAGGATGCGGTAGATCGTAATTTTATGAGAGAAAACGATCCTCGTATGCCAGTGTTGAACCCTGAACGTTCCACGCGCACATCGTTTGGAAAGTAACCAAAAAGTTCAATTGAACTTCTAGGGAGCTTTCTTAATATTAATTTGGTTAGGAGGAAGAGCAATGGCTTCTACAGCAGCTCCCCAAGGCCTGAAGCCGGTAAAACGTGCTGATGGTATGCCCTATGCAGGGGCAACTACTACATACCTGATCGATCCTGCGGGCGAGGCGACTAATATATTTAATGGTCAAGCCGTTACGCTAGGTGCAGATGGGTTTATCGCATTAGCCGGTGGCACAGGTGCGGATATAACAACCAACAACTTAGGCGGCAGTGGCATTGGTGCTATTGGTGTTTTTGTCGGTTGTGAGTATCAGAACGATGAAGGTCAAACAGTTCATTCGAACTATTACCCTTCAGGTAAACTAAACGCGAAAGCTTTAGTTGTTGATGATCCAAACGTGCTTTTTCAAGCACAACTTGATGGCACAGGAGCGCAAACAATTATTGGTACTATTACCAAGTTTGCAGCAGTGCAATCAACTTCGACTGGAAGTACCGCAACAGGTAATTCCAATTCAGCACTAGATGCGACTGTCCAAACTACGGTTGGCGCATTTAAAATCGTTGGTCATGTATCTGATCCCGGCGATGCGTTCCCAGATGTTCTGGTTCGTATCACCAATGGCGCTCACATGATGACCA